ATAGATGAAATTAGTGGTGAAAAAAAATACTCAAGCGAGTATGTAAATGAATACGGCAATTCAGCAGATGAGGCTAGGGCTTGTGCAAAAATGCAAGTCTCAGAATCTGGAACAAAATATTATCTGCTGCAAAGCAGTGCACAGAGAAAAGTCTTCAATCCAATAATTGATGATTTTCATAAAAAACTACCAGGTAGAACAGAAGCAGAATTTAAGCTGACAGAATGCTCAAAAGAAGCATTTGATGCATATTCTGAATATCTTCGAACAAAAAATCCATTGCTACTAAAGAGAGTAGAGTTGGCGGTAAAACGATGAAAAAAACAACACTCAAATCAATCCTCGCACAGTGCAAAAAAACAATCAATACAATATTTGATAATGCTGAAGAAGCAAGGCTTACTAAAGAGCAGATGGATCAAGTTTTAGATTTTATCGCTAAACAAACTAGTAATCAGGAACTAGTTGATGCAGAACCACAGTCTTCTATTTTTAGAACAGGTTCTGCTGCAGAAGAAAGAGGTGCTTATGTTCATACTAAGTCCGCCTCTGAAAAATTTGATAGTATGAACGGTCGATAATATGAATCAAAGCATAGATCCAAATTTAAATGTTTTTTGGTCTGTAAATCTTCAGTCAGAAAAAACATGGTTTGACAAGATCAACGAAGATGGAGCTGAGTGGTTTAAGTTAACAGATGCTGTTAATTCTGGCTCCGAAGAAATCACATCAATGGCGCTTTGGGTAAAGAAAAATTTTCCACAAGAACACATCACATCAGTTTCTATCGGAACAAATAAAGACGGCTACTTTTTTGGCAAACGAGCATCTATAACATTTGGTGATGGTGGCTCACAAGAGTTTATTGGAGCTGGCTATTTAGAAGGTGATATCGTTAAAATCACCTGGTATAATCATTTACTCGAAGCTATGATGTTTGAGGAACGCAAATCAGAAGACTGCGGATTCTCACTAATAAGATGCAAGAACAAGAACACGATAGCAATTTCGTCTCAGGATTGAAAATTAAAACATCAGCCTATATAACAGAGCTGATTATACTAAACGACATAGAGTGGAAGATCAAGAAAGGAATATTGGCGTCAAAGCCAATTTCTCCTTTTTGGAGAAAGAACGCACAAACTACTCCAGAGCTTAAAACTCTTGCAGAGAAGTTTCGCCTTGAGCTTAGCTATGTGAAAAATCTACTTCATGTTTTCAGTGCTTCTGTGTTAATTAAATACATTAAAACAAGAGGCATTATCACAATTAGATTCCTAACATCGGACAAGCAAAAAGCAATGGTGTTTAATCTTTTTAACGATCAGGTTGAGTTTGAAAAAGCCAAGCTAGAAAAGAAGAAAAACACCTTTGATGATTCTAACATAGTTGTTGAAGATACGCCAAGACTGCCTAAACTACGTAAAGGACTTATATGACCACAAAACCACTTGCAGTTGAAGATTTTCTTATTCCAGCAGAACTACTACGCGAAGAAGAGGGTCGCGTATTTAGAACTACAATATCTCTAGATATCGCGCTTTCTGGCGGTATTCCAGAGGGCACTAGCGTCTTGCTGAGTGGAAAGCCAAAGGTCGGTAAAACAACCCTCGCTCTTCATTACGTACAGCAATGCCATCGAAAAGATCCATCTAAAAAAGTTTTCTTCTTTGATGTAGAAGGTCGCCTTCGTACAGAACTTATTTCATGTTTTCCAGATATCAATAAAGAAAATTTGAATATAGTCAGATCAAACTCAAGCAAAATCTTGAGTGCGGAAGACTATCTTAATCTAATTTTTCAAACTCTTAAAGACAATGAACATTCAATTTGCATACTTGACTCAATTGCTGCACTTTGCCCAGAGGGCGAGCTATCTTCTAATATTGGTGACTCTGTTAAGATGGCTGGAACCGCAACGCTTATGTATAAAATATTCCGCAGGGTTAGCCAAATACTTCCTGTCACCCATAGTACGTTCATAGCACTTACTCACATGATTGCCAATCCAAATCCAGGACCTGGAAAAAAGAGTGCAACAGTTGGTGGTAATGCTCCACAATACGGCGCATCTGTTTGGCTAGAGGCGGCTTGGAAGCAGGATATCAATGACTCAGCAAACAAGACAATTGGTCAAAATGCACACTTTAACGTAATTGCCTCAGCGCTTGGTGCGCCAGGAGCAGAAGTTACTGTTCCAATTATTTATGGCCGTGGTGTGGATGAGCACATGGATCTCTTTAATATTTGCTGTGAGCTTGGCCTGATTCAAAAGACGGGTGCTTGGTATAGCGTTGGTGGAGCAAAAGAAAAAATTCAGGGACAGCTTGCTGTTGTAGAGTTGCTGAAGAAGGATGAAAAGCTTTATACATCATTGCTTTCACAAGTAGAAACGATGGCAATGCCATGCAAGTAATTTCAGTAAATAGTCCTGATAAGAAAATAACATGGGATCTTCGCAAAGGTGCTTGGCCGATGAAAAGCCGGGCAGCTTGCCGATCAAAAATACAGTATGCTATTGGGCAAATGATATTAGCTAAGTATCATTTAGATCCAATTCTAGAGGATGTAACAATACCAGATACACGGCTCTCACTTGACTTTTATTTGCCTCAACGAAAAATTGCCTTTGAAATACAAGGTGAGCAGCATACAGAAATGAATCCATTTTTTCATGAAACAGTTGCTGACTTTGAGGGGCAGAAGCATAGAGATGCTCTTAAGGAATTGTTTTGCGAACTAAATAACATTCATCTTGTAAAGCTACACTCTTTAAAGGAAGCGGAGGTGCATTTTGGAATCTCAAAATCTAATGGATCGATCTGAAATACAAAAGAAGATGGCTGAATTCCGCGATAGATTTAAGTTTGCGGCAGTCATGGTTCCACCAGAAGTTGATAGACTACTTGGGATGACTCGTGATTATTTAAAGTCTGCAAATAGAGAAGATCTTGCCATTGACTGTATCAGACTTTCACAATATGGTCTTTATATCAAAACTGAGGCAAATAGACTCAGAGCTAATATTTCTTGGTGTGACGCCAATATTAATTCAATTGTTGGTCGTGAGCTTCCAAATACAAACGGTTATGGAATTGCAGAAAAGTCACTTATAATTAAGCGCAATGATTCTATTGCAAAAGAACTCGAATCAATCAAAACGCTTTGCGAAGTTCAGTTACGAACAATAGAAGACATAGACAAGAAGATTGAGTTTATGGCTTCTTCAATAAAAAATCTTTGTTTTGAAAAGAGAGGAACAAATGAAAGATCTTAAAGGTTTTCTTCAAAAGGCCATCATGACAAATAACATGGAGGCGGTACGAGAGTTTTATTCAACGATATTTGGTGAAACAGCACCAATAGTTATTTCTCAACCAGCAAACTCAGTAGATAGCGAAAAGCTAGAAGCTATTCGAAAAATTATACTGAATGATCTAGTTGAGGACTCTAGTTACGAATATGCAGAAGATGATATTAAAGAAGATGAAGACACAGAGGACTCTGGAGATCAACGCTTCATATCTAGTAAAGAGTTTGAGCTTCCTGAAGATACACTCCCAAATTACAAAGAAGAAGTAAAGAAGTTAAGTAATCGTAAAAAGCAATACCGAGATACGTATAAGGCAAATATGAAAAAGTGCGATGTTTGCTCAAGCACATTTGATTTTAACAAAGAGTACCCTGCTGGGATGCTACAATCTGATAGTTCCATCAAGATAAAGTGCAATAAATGCAGAGCAAAGTAAAGTCATATAATCAATCCGTTTGCGAAGAAAGTTTGATATCATGCGCCATGAACAGTGGCGCTGATATTATTTACTCTAGTGATATTACGATAGCAGACTCTGACTTTGGCGATCCACTTCTTGGCAAATGCTTCTTTGCAATTGCCATGCTAGCTGAGGCTGGAAATTCAGCAAAGATTAGCCCCCAACTGCTGATATCTGAGATATCAAAGACTGGTCAGGTTTCTGCAAAAGATTCACAGTCTATAGCTGCCATTCAAGCAATAGAATCTGAAAAAGGAGATTACCAACACTTTGCAAGACAGGTAAAGTTTTGGAGTTTATGTCGTTCTTTGAAGAAGAAACTTGAGTCTGGAATTAAGTCGATTGGTGATTTAAGTGGATCGGAAAGCATTGTCGATGTTGCATCAACAGTTGAATCTTCTGTCTTTGAGTTTATCCCAGAGGTAACTAGTGAAAATGATCTTGTGCAGATCGGTCAGTTTGCAGAAGGCCACATTAAATATTTAGCAGAGAATCCTGTAAAATCTGCTGGCATTCCTACAGGCTATCCACGCTATGATCAAACCATTGGCGGTGGATATCGTCGTGGCACAGTAAATGTAGTTGGTGCTAGACCCAAAGTTGGTAAAAGCACATTCTGCCTAAATGTTGCGGCTAACATGGCAAAGCAGGGCATTCCAGTTTTGTATCTAGATACAGAGATGAAAAAAGAAACTCAATCAGTTAAGTGGGTTTCTTTACATTCTGGTGTCGATCAACAATCGATTGAAACTGGACAGTTCTCTCAAAAAGAAAATCTTAAGTTTTCTATTGATCAAGCTCTTTCTGCAATCAAAACCATGCCGTTTTATCACATTAGTATTGCTGGTAAAAAACCAGAAGAAATAATGTCGATAGCTCGTCGTTGGATATCTTCTGTTGTTGGTCGCGATGAAGGTGGAAATACAAAAGACTGCCTGATTATGCTTGACTATCTTAAAACAATGGATTTGGCTGATGTAGGAGATTTCCAGGAATATCAATATCTTGGTGATTTTATCACTAAGCTTCACAATTTTGCGGTAAAGAATGACGTTCCAGTACTTGCCACGGTTCAGCTCAATCGTGATGGAATTAGCAAGGAAGATAGCAGCGTGGTTTCTGGCAGCGACAGAATCCTATGGCTTTGCTCTAGCCTTGCTTATATAAAGAAAAAGACAGACGAAGATGTGGCTGCTGGAGACAGCAAGGCAAATGGCGATAGAAAGCTAATTGTAATAGATACTAGATATGGTGGCGGTATGGATGCATCCTCTGAGTACATCAATATTGTTTCAAATCTTGAGAGATCCGAAATGGTTGAGGGCAAATTTAATTTTGAAATACTAGAATCAGGTAACAACATAAATCAAGATGACGACGAAGACGACATTGAATTCTGAAGAATTAAAAATCTTCAAAAAGATTGCCTGCGAGAACGATTACAAGATCTTGCAGGCTCTTGGTTTTGAATTTAATGGAAGCACTGCTGTTCAACAAGAATGCCCTGTTCACGGTGGTGATAACCAGACAGCATTTAGCTATCATTTTGGAAAATGTTGCTGGTCTTGCTTTACGCATGGATGCCACCATAAATACGGAAATGACATAATTGGTCTTGTGCGAGGTTTAAAGAAAATAAGTTTTTCTGATGCTATTGATTGGATACAGTCAGTGATTGAGTCAGATGATTTCGCAGATGCTATTGTTTCTAGAAATAGACAAGAGCTTGCTGATAACAAAATAATCTCAGACGCAAGGCTATCAAAGCTAGACCAAAATCATGACTTTATAAAGTCTAGAGGTTTTTCTCCAGAGTTATGCAAGTTTTTTGAGGCTGGTGTTTCCACTAACGGAAAAACCTACCACCACAGATTAATGATTCCAATCAGAAATATTAATGGAAATCTTGTTGGGATCACTGGCAGATCAATCTTTGAAAAAAATAAACTTGGATGGTATTTTCCTGAAAAGTATACAATAGATGAAACTTACAGAAAACTTTATGGGAAGTGGCGTCACTATCCCAAAGGTTTTAATAAGTCAATTGAGATATATAATATCCACAATGCCGCAAGCGAAATTAAGAAAACTGGATTTGCGGTAATAGTTGAGGGTCCATTTGACTGTTGGAGAATGCATATGTACGGTGTCAGAAACGTTGTTGCCGTAATGGGTTCTTCATTATCTAATCGACAGGCTGATCTATTACAGTCTGTAGGAGCAAATAAGCTAGGTCTTATGATGGATTCTGACGAAGCGGGAATAAAAGCCGCGTCAAGAATCAAGTCTTTGTTTAATTCTAAATTTTCAATATCTAAAATACTTACCGACAATAAAGATCCAGACATGCTCTCGGGGGAGGATTTTGAGTCTCAGGTACTGCCGCAAATACAGGTACTCACTAAATGAAAACACAAATTATTATAATGACTGGCAAGGCGCAGAGTGGAAAAGATACAGCTTGTTCATATGTTAGGGGCTTTCTAAAAGAACATGGTTATTCATCAAAAATCTATCCATTTGCTGATTCTCTTAAACAAGTATGCGTTAATATACTTGGTCTTGAATATAATCAATGCTGGGGTGAAAACTCAGATAAAAACACTTTAACACAATTCAAGTGGTCTGATTTACCAATGTCTGGAAGTGATATTGCAATGATAATGCAAAATAAGCCAATGTCTAAACTAACGGACCATATGACTGCACGAGACGTAATGCAAGTTTTTGGCACAAATATCTTTAGAAGATTTTATCAAGACTGTTGGGTTCAAGCCACCATTAAGAAAATTAAAGAGGAAAACCTTGATTTTGCATTGATCTCAGATGCAAGATTTCCAAATGAAATAAATTATGCCACATTTTACGAACCAATAGTGATAAAGTTCACACGGAATCCACTTAATAATCAGCACGAAAGCGAAACAGCTCTTGATAATTACGACTTCCGTAATATCAAAAAATTTCATTCCATACAAAATGATGATATGGACATGGAAGAAAAAAATGACGCCATTAAAAAAATACTAGAGCTTTATATATGATAATTGGTGTCAAGTCAGAGGCGGTTAACTTTAACGGAGCATATGATCTTAATGATCCAGTTAGATTATTTGTTCGCAATCAAATGATTGCGCATCTCAGTGCTATTGATACCGATGATTCAATATGCATAGTACGTGCATCAATAGGTTTTGAATTAGATTTTATATACGCTTGTCATGAAAATGAAATACCATATGTTATATATATTCCATTCAAAGGAATAGAGGAACGATGGCCTCCACAAATAAAAAAAGTATATAAAGAAATCTTGAAGCTATCGAAGCAAAAGTTTGTAAAAAATGGTGGAGGATACTCTCCCAAGAAGATAAAATCAACACAGGACTTTATAGAAACGACGGCAAATGAGCTTGTGGTTATAAAAAACTCAGAGCGAATATTTAATCAACCAATCGTTAGAGTAGAGCCTGTCATTGAAAAGAGCGGCAGATGAACATTCAATATCTAAGAGCATCATCCATTAAAACATACGAGGGTT